TAGAATGTCACTACGCAGAAGACAATATAGTTTGGCTATGGATGGCAATCCAACTATGTTAGTTTGGCTTGGTAAGAACTGGTTAGGACAGGCTGATAAAAGTGAAGTGACACAAACTACCACAGAAATCACTGGCATTAAGTTAATTGATTAAAGAGATTGCGGTATTACCACATCAAAGATTATTTATATCATCTGAATCTCCATCAACTGGATTGGTTGCTGGCTTTGGTGCTGGAAAATCTTACGCTGGAACTTTAAAAACTCTGATTAAGAAAATGCAATATCCAAATGTGAAGGTGGCATATTATCTACCGACTTATCCTCATATCCGAGATATAGCTTTTGAGAAGTTTCCAGATATGTGCGAGATGTTAGGACTTGAATACCAACTGCATAGATCAGATAAAGAATTAAACATTAAAGGTTTTGGCACAGTTATATTTAGGAACATGAGTGAACCAGAATTTATTATTGGTTATGAAGTTGGATATAGCTTAATAGATGAGTGCGACATATTACCAAAGCAAAAGATGGACAAAGCATTCAAACAAATACTCGCAAGAAATAGATCAGTGCTTCCTAATAAAGATAAAAACCAAGTAGACGTTGTTGGAACTCCAGAAGGGTATAGATGGTTTTACGATAGATTCGTAACTAACAAAACTGATGATTTTAATTTAATAAAAGCAAAGACAATGGATAACCCACATCTGCCAGATGATTACATTCAATCTTTAAAGAATGATTATGATGAGAGATTATTAAAGCAATATCTAAATGGAGAGTTTATTAATGTTAATGGATCAGCAGTTTATCATCAATTTGATAGAGATATTCATGTTATAGAAGACATTGATATTAACCCAGCACTACCAATTGCAATATCATTTGATTTTAATATTAATCCATACAATGCAATCTATTTAATTCAGGAAGTGAATGACGAAGTAATAATTATTGACAATGCTATTCTCAAGAAAAAACCTTTAAACGATTCATTGCAATTCTTAAAAGATAAGTTTAAGTATCTTGGCAAAGCATTATTATCAGCAACAATATATGGAGATGCTTCTGGTCGAGCAAGGTCGCAAGGAACTGCACAAACTAATTATGACTTAATACGCAACGCTGGTTTTAATTATCAACTGATAAAAACTGCAAATCCTCGTGTTGCTGATAGAGTTAATATAGTTAATTCTCTGTTGTTGGATGGTAATGGTAATGCTAAACTACGAATATGCAAAAGAAATAGTGAGCTAATAACGGATTTTGAAAAAATGTCTTATACAGACAAAGGCGAGGTTGATAAAACAGACAACGAGCTTACACATAATGCAGACAGTGTTGGATATTATATCGAATACACACATTCACTAAATAAACCAAAAGAACTAAGGGCGAGGTATACAAACTAATGGCTTCAATAGCAGATAGCTTAGACTATAGCAGAATCAATCACGGATATACAAGAGAAGATAAATTTAAAAGAAGATACGAAATGTATAATGACAACTTTCGTAATCAAGTTGTACATAAGCTTGGTCAAATATATAGAGCTTTTAAATTACTTAACCTTGATGTTCAAATCAACGACAACAATAATATTTATAAGCACATTGTTAATTCAATCAGTAACGTTTATTCCTATGGAGTAGACAGAGTTTTTGATGATGAGTTAGCTTCAGAGTTATATTCTGATTTAAGAATTAATAAGGTTATGACTCAAGCCAACAGATTTATGAACGCATTTAATGATGTCTTAGTTCAGGTCTCTTGGGCAGATGGTAAACCAAAGATAATGTTAAGACTTCCTCACCAAACAGAGGTTGAATATTCAAATGGTACTTTACATTGCGTTAAATATTACATTCAAATGCTCGATGAAAAAACAGAGCAGTGGGCATATTGGTCAGATACAGAACATTATTATATAGAAAGGAAAGGTGGCAAACACAAGATAGTGGCAGTTGAAGATAACGAAGAAATGGTTAATCCTTTTGGAGTTTTGCCTTTTGTAATTATGCACAATGGATGGAGAGATGAATCCTTCTTTGATATGTACACTGGTGATGACATGGTTAACGGCACTATTGATTTAGCAGTGCATTTGACTTTCTTAAATCACATAATTAAATCACAATCATTTAAGCAGTTGGTTGGTAAAGGAGATAATGTTGGTGAGTTGCTAGGTCAGGTTTTAGATCCACTTTCTATTCTTACTTTAACTGGTCAGAACACCGAGATAAATGTTTTGGATATGCAATCTAATTATGAGCAACTGCATAAAGTAACTCAAGAGATGGCAAATAACTTAGCAGTAAATTATGGCATATCTCCTAACCAATTTAGAATGTCAGGCTCACCATCGTCTGGCTTTTCATTAAAGATGGAAAATATAAAACTAGATAGATTTACTATCGAGCAACAACAAGATTTTAAAGTTTACGAAAAAGAATTATTCCAAATGATTCAGTTAGTTTCAGAATATTATGGCACTAATATTACTGGTGATATGTCTGTTAATTTTGCTGAACCTAACTATCCAGAGTCAGAAAAAGAAATGATAGATTCTGCAAAAGAGAAAATAGATTTAGGATTAACTACACCACACAAAATACTTATGAAAAATGATCCAGATCTAACTTCAGAGGAAGCAGTTATTGAAGTTACAGATAATTTAAGTAAACGAAATGAAATGCTAAATAAGATCAGAACTGGAGATACTATTGTTGAAACTCAGAGCGCATTAGACGATGCCAACGCTTGATGAAATTTACAACCAAGAGAAAAAAAAGACAGACTCTGCGGTTAATAAATTTAACAATCAATCAGATAAAGTTTTTAAGAGAGTTCAATCTCTAGCAGTTGTTGGTTTAGCTGGTTTATCTCCAGATGACATATTAAGTTATGATTTAAAGTGGAGAGAAGTGTTAAGAGATTCTGGTTACTATGACATGGTTAATGAGTTAGTAGATAAAGACTTTAATAAACTGTTTAAAGGAACTAGAGAAGCTTTTAGCGCTGGTGGTTATGATGCTTTATTTACTACAGACGATGCAAACAAAATTCAAGCATTAAAACAATTACACAGAGAAGAGTTTGCAAGGCTTGCAGAAAATACTGGTTTAGAAATTAAAACCGAGTTATTTAAATACTCTATTGCAGACACTCCTTTTGAAGATGTAACTGCTGGAATATTAGCAAAGCTTGAGGACACTGATTTTGCTAAGTACGCAAAAACATATGCTTTAACTGCAATTGGAGATTATCAGCAAACAGTCATAGATGTTATGGCTAAAGATGTTGGTGAAGGAGTTTGGGTTTATGTTGGAGTTAATGATGATGCAACAAGACCATATTGCAAAGATATACTTTCTAAAAACAAATATTATAACGAAAGTGAAATGAACAGATTAAAATCTGATAGCAGAAGAGATTATAACTGCCGACATAGATTCTATAAAATGAAAAAGGAGGAAGCAGAAGAGAGTGGCTATCAAGATAACTAAAATGCCAGATTTATCTAACCTTATAAAAGCAGTTCAAACTACTGACCAAAGGATTGCATCTATAGCAACATTTATAATTACAGGAATATCTAAAAGAACGCAAAGGGGTTTAGATTTTAACAATAGAACTTTTAAACCTTACAATTCAGACTATAAAGAATATAGAGCATCTAAAGGAAGGTCTATAAGAGTGAACCTAACTTTTAATAATCAAATGTTAAATGCAATGCGCTCTAAAAAAACTAAAGATGGCGTTATGATCCATTTTCCAGATAGCATAGAAAATGAAAAGGCATATAGCAATCAAGAGGAAAAAGGAAGGAAGTTTTTTGGACTAGATACAAATCAAGAAAGGTATATAATATCTAGCATAGGGAAATATATTTCTCAAGGGTTTAAATAATACTTTTTAAAAGGATGATGCAAAATGGCTGACGAGCAAAAAGCGGTAGAGCAAGAAACAGTTGAGACTCCAACAACTGAAACTAAAGAGGTGGTTTTATCTCAATCAAAACTGGATGCGTTAATTGATAAAGCATTTTCAAAAGGTGCAAAAAGAGCATCTGGAGATTTATCAGAACAGTTGGGAGTTGAGACTATTGAACAAGCAAAAGAACTTATCGAAGCAAAAAGAAAATTGGATGAAGAGCATAAATCTGATTTAGAGAAAGCTCAAGAAACAATAGACACGCTTGGTAAGACTATTGAAAGCTTGGAAGTTAGCAACAAAGAAATTAAAGTTAATATGGAATTTCAAAAAGTTGCTACAGACAATGGTGTAAAAGATGCAGATTATTTTAAACATCTTTTGATTCATGCAAAAAAGTCAGATGATTATAATGAAGCAGATTTTATTTCTGAATTAAAAACAGAAAAACCATACTTATTTGGTATACAAGAAACTAAAAAAGTTGATGCAACCTCTAGCAAGCAAACTTTAGAAGTAAGCGAAAGAGTAAAAACTGCAAAAACTATGAAAGACTTGTATGCTTTACAAAACGAAATGAAATAGGAGTTTAAAAAATGGCAGTAAACACTAAGGCGGTTCTATCAGATAGTGCCGTAGATTTAATGAATCAAGCAGTAATCGTTTCTGGAGAAGCTTTAAATAAAGTTGATGCTTATGCAACAGTAAGACAAGATGACCTAGCTTCAACAATAGCATTTACAGTATTTTCAAGAATGTCTCCAGCAACAACACCACTTACAGATGGAACAGAAGCTTCATCTACTTCAATGGTAGATACTAAAGTAACTTTAACTCTAGCTGAATATGGTAATGTAATCACATCAACTTCACTTGCAAACGTAGCAACTGCTGGCAAAGCAGATTTAGCTTCAGCAGAATTAGTTGGTGTTAACTTAGGTGAAACAACTGACAAGCTTGGCTTAACAGTTTTAGAAGCTGGTACTAACACAATCACTGCAGACTCATCTGGCACTTTAGCCGTTGCAGATCTAAGAGAAGCTTATACAGAACTTGCAACTGATGGTATTGCAAAATTCCCAGATGGCAGATATGTAGCGTTTTTAAATCCAGCACAAGTTGCTGATATTAAAGCGAGCTATATTGCAATTGCCCAACATACTAATCAAGCAGATGCTACATCAGGTGTGATTGGATCACTTGAAGGCTTTACAATTGTAGAAGATGCAAATGTAACTGCTGGAAAAGTTGTATGTTTCGGTAATAATGCACTAGGTAAAGCAGTAGCAACTGCACCTCAATTAAGAATTGTTGATGGTTCTGACAATCTTGGTAGAACTGTTAACGTTGGTTGGTATGGTGTAATGGCTTATGGCGTATTAGATCAGAAAGCAGTTCGTGTAATTACAAGTGCGTAATATCATGACTAAAATTAAAAAGGTAAAGAAGTCTGACTCTAAACTTGTGGCAATAACAGATGGCTCTCATAAAATCGATGGTCATAAATACACATGGAAGGCTAAAGATGAAGTAGAAGTTAAGGCTGAACATTTAGAAGCAGTTAAATCTTTACCAGCTTTTAAGGAGTAAGAACATGGCAGTTTGGACTTTAACCAATGCAGATGTTATTTCTGCCTTTCCATTGTTAGCAGATTTTCATGAGAAAGCGGATGGTGGCTCTACAACAACTTTGACTTGTAAACGATTAACATCTTTGCAAGAGACAGAGTTAGTAGGCGCAACTCTTTGTTTTTTAACTGGCGCTAATGCTGGAACAGATAAAGTAATAACATCTTATGCTTCAAGTACCACTGCCACGTTTGGATTTAGTGCAGTATCAAACTCTGTTGATTCGTCAATGGGGTTTGGCATTGTATTATTAGACAACGCTTCTTATATAACTAGAGCTTATGACATTATAAAAAATGAAATGCGAAACAGAGGTATGGATGTTGATTTATTTTTAACTACATCTCATGTTAAAGAATTGCATTTAACAAAAACATTAGAACTTATTTGCTTATCAAAAAGACAAGATGCAGATGTTAATGACATTTTTCATGAATCATATTTAATATTTAAAGAGCAATACGAATCTGAATTAACAACATTAAAAGCAGATTATGATATAAGCGAAGATGGAACTATACAAGAAGATGAAAAAGATATGACTCATCAAGTAGTCTTGCGTAAATGATAGCTTTATTAAAAGGAAGAGGTTATAGATTCACACAAAAAGAAACTTTGCAAAATAGAGAGTTTCGAGAAGGTGAGCAAACTTTTAGTATCAATGATGAGTTATCTTCATTTGAGAAAAGAGCATATGACATAACGCAAATTTATGAGTTGTTTTTAGATGAGAGAAATTATAGACTTTCATTAATGGAATCAATTATAGAAGATACACGAGCAAACGACATTGATGAAGTAGATTTTACAGTTGTTGAAGATGAACGTGGTTATCTTGTAAGTTTTACAACAATCAAGCAAGGAGTTAAATAAAATGGCAGTAATTAAAGGACACGCTGGATCATTAAGAGACAGTGGAGGAGTAATAATAGGTGAGCTAACTAGCTTCACTTTAGCAGTAACACAAAACAGTGAGCAACATAACGCTTTTGGTGAAACATTCTTAAACACAACCGCAACAAACAAATCATGGTCAGTTGAAGGATCTGGTATGTTTGATCCAAATAACACACAACAATCTGCATTAATGGATGAGGTGGTCACAGGGGATGCAGTTTATGTTATTGAAGTAAGACCAGAAGGTGATACTGCTGGAGATGATAAATATACTGGAAGTGTTGTTATTGGAGAAGTAAGTGTTGAAGCATCAAGCGAAGGTGTTATGGCATTTTCTTTTACATCACAAGGTCATGGAACATTGACGAAAGGTGCGGTCTCTTAATGTTTAAAGCAATAGACAGAAATGAAATTATCAAGGTAGTATCGTTGGATGATCCAGCTATTGATCATGAAAATTCAGATTTGGAATTATACAAAATGAATTATGAAATGAAACATCTCAAATTTATTGAAGGTGAGCTTCCATCGATATTTACTTTGAAAACAATAAGCTTTTTAAAATTCTCTGAAATAAAAGATAAATACATCTCTTTTGAGTTAGGAAGTAAAGGTCAGGAAATTAAAACTAATTTATTTGGATTAACTGCTGACATGCTGAGACACTCATTGAAAGA